CGTCAACCGTCTCGGCGTCGAAATACCAATCTTTTGACGCTGCGGATTTGTTGGCCGTATCGTTGTGGCAGCACGTTTCAATGCCGATGCTCGTCGCGTTCCGACAATCACTATAATACCGGCCCGTGGTACCGCAATGCCATGCGACATCAGCGGGATTGACAGTTTGATAGATTTTGGCGCCCTCAGAAGCATGGCCGACAAAGAAATGTGCGGAAGCGTTCCGGTTCTTGCCCTGATAGTACATCGCGTTCGCCTTGGCTGTACCGGTGCCTCCGGTGTAGTGGATAACGATGTATTTGACCTTTCGCCCGGAGGACTTGGAGTAGTTGCTCCGGTCGGTCGGCAGGCTCTTGTCGATAATCATGCGGCAATCGCCGCCTTCGTGGTGAGCGTCGCCGCCTCGATCTTGGCCGTCAACCACTTCTCAACGTCACCAATGACCTCCGGCAGCGCCTGGAGAGCTGCAGCACCCATAATTTCCTTCGCCCTTATCATGGACATTTCGAAAGCTTTCGCTGCAGCATCCGCATCCCAGGTGCCGTTGTTCTTCATTGTCGTGACGAACGTCTGCATCGTCTCGGCAACCGCCGTCAAAATGGCGTCGTTCGCCCGGTCAATGTACTTATCCAGTTTGGCATTCTTCGTTTTCGACCTCACCCAGCTCCACAGTGCCGCCAGCAAAGCGCCGACAGCCGTAACCGTTGCCGGTACAACATACGGAGCGATAAGGTCAAGCATTTCGGACCAATTCATGATACTTCCTCCTTCATTTCCTTTATGTACGATCTATTCTTGTGCGCTTGCGTGTCCAGATACTGTTCAAGCATCTCAATTCCTTTGTTGACCGGGCCGTTGCAGCCCTGTTCTCTCAATCCGTATAACGCCGCCAGAAGTGCGCGGAGGACAATACGGCGCTCTTCGGTGCTGCAGTCGATATCCTCTTGGGCAAATTCGCGCCACTTTTCGATGTCAGCGATTTGGCTCTTGATTGCTTTAATACTGCGACCTTTCGCCGTCGCTTTAATTTTTGCGACTGCTGCGGCCACAATAGCACCAGCGACAACACCAACAACAGTTAAGATGATTTTTTCCCACATATCGTCCACCTGCTTCCGTCTTATAACTTCACCTTATCACGCAAAAAATGGGATTGCATCAAATGCAACCCCATTTTTATTAGAAATATCGGACACCGAGTTTCTTCGCCATATATCGCTTCGCCAACTCGGCCGCCGTCGCCTTCCCGGCGGTAACAGCCTTTGCTTTTTCCTCATCTGTCCGGTAGTTCCGGTTGAGTCGCTGCGTGACTTCTTGCCAGTAATAGTCCAGATAAACAGTCTGATACTCAACATACTGTGCAGCCGTCAGCTGATGGGTTTCCTTTTTGCCCCCTTCGCCTATGGTAAGCTGCTGCGGCATAACCTGGGGATAGAATGTCGTGCTCATCACGGAAGCCGCCAACTCGTCCAGCGCCTTTTTGGCTGTGGTCCTTTGACCGCTCTCCTGCTCGTTAACGAACTGTTCAAGCATCTCAATGACCATCTGCCGGGTCTGCAGGTTTTCGAGCGTGTCCGCGCTGCTCTTTGCCAACGCGTTGTAGCGGCTGTAGAATGTCGCCATGTCGTCGTAATCGTTGGCTGCGATCTTATACTCGGCGTTCTCGGAATACGTCGCATGGAACTTGTCAGCCTTATCCCGCTGGTCGTAGAAGTCGTTCACGATATCGGTCGAATACCGGCTGTCTTTTATGTACGACGCCTCTATGCCGAGCGTTAAATCGCGCTCGCTTTTATTTTCGGGCCAGAGTGATTTGACCACCTTCCAGAAGCCGCCGAGCGTGCTGGTTAAGAAATAGTCGATCATAAGCGGGCTCATGTTAGTTGCGTTCCCCACGGCAATGGCAATCTTGCTAGTCCGGTTGTTGAACTGCGCCCTGGGCTCCAGCATCATCATGCCTTTTGAGACGATAGGATTGCCCCGGAAGTCACGATTGGCAAGCATGGCCACCAGCGTACCCGCAAGTCCGAAATCGCCAAGCGCCTCACTGCCGCCCTGCATGATCTTTTCGCTATCGCCCGACACAGCCCCGACACCGGCTTTTGCCACACCGGACATGACCGGCGGCAGGAATTGTGATGTAATATACTCATCGTAGTTGTTGAATGCCTTATCATTGCCGAGCATGTATTGTTCGAGGATGCGCTCAAAGGTAGTGCTTAAAGCGCCCAGCTCCCGGGGTTTCGGGATAGAGAAGAACTTGCCGTTACCGAGAGGAATGTTGAGATAATTGTTCTTCACATATGCGGAGAGCTGCTCATAACCTTCCTCGTCCCGCCGTCTGGCCGCCAGAACCTGAGCGAGTGCCATAAACAACCCGGACGCGATATAAACGCTCCACCGTTTTGCTATGACCTTGCCGCGCATATCCTTCGGCGCGTCGGAAGCTGTAACCCACCGGGCGAACCGGTCAAGGCCCTGGACGCTGGCGTTGTAGAACGGCACAATTTTATTGATCTGCTGAGATTGTGTACCGTGGCGCTTGAAATTCGTCGTGATCTCCATCGCATCATAGAATGCTTCCGACGTGGTTTTCCCGGCCATTCGCCGCATGCGGTAATAAGCAAACCGGGGGCCGCCCTCAATGGCGTTGGAGAACGCCTCCACCCACTCCAGCGGATTCAGGTACTTCGCCGAATTGTACGCAAACAGTCGGTCCATGGCTCGGGCCGCGTTGTCGCGGTCGGCTGTCAGAAGTGAGTTGCTGCTCCCGCCGCCCATGGCCATATACTCCAGGTAGTACGGATCTATGCGGCCTTTCCCGGTATAGGCTTTCAGATTGTTGGCATACCCACTGGCGATATTTCCGAGTATAGTTATGGGGTTCTTATTCTCGGAGTAGTTCCAGAAGGTCGCAATATCGCGGGGAAGGTTGGAGAAAATCGACCAGAGTATGTTATTCCCTGTGATGTTGCTTGTGATAAACCGGGTAATCCGTCCGTAAGCCTCGATGAAGGCCGGCATACGCGCCGGGGTCATGCTCGTTACGGATTCGAGCATCATGGCGTCGTTGATCTGCCAGAACTGCGGTTTGCCATCCTTCATGACCGTTACAGTGTCACCGAACGCCTTGCCCCGGCCATACTGGATGAGGATGTCATCAACGGTGCTGTTCACAATCTCAAATGCTGCGTCGACCGCTTCATCCGGCAGCCCTTCCATCAGTTCAACTTTGAGCTTCTTTTTCAATTCGACGGCGTTATACTTCGTCACGGTCAACGGGGCCGGTACCTTTTCAAGAAAGGCGCCGGAGCCGTTGTTTTTATCGGCCAGTGTTGTCACTTCCACCATGACATTGTTTTTGATCGCCGCCTGGATGAGCTTCGTCGCGTTCCTGGCAATGCTTTCGATCGGGGCTATGATATCTCTACCGCTGCCGACCGCTTTCTTGAACGGGCTCCGCTGGTTCGCAAACCCGCGCTTCACGCTCGGTCCCGCGCTGTCGTCGTCCATAACGCGGTTGAATGGTACATAATACTGCCACCGCTCGAACCACTTCTGCGCCGTCTCAGGAGCTATCAAGCCGGTGTCAACCGCCCATGTCTGTAGGAGCTGTTGATTGAACGTGTAGACGCGCTGCGCCGCTTCTGCGAATTTAGGGTATTTATGCTCCAACTCCTTCGCGCGGAAGTTCATGAAGTCGGCTTTATTCAACATCGGGTCGGAGGATACCATTAATCCTTCTTTGAGACGCTCCGGGCCGTGCTTCACTTTTAAGTATTCATTGAAGTCGCGGAACTCCTGCCTGTTGCGGACGTTGATACCCTGAAGGGCTTGCTTCAGCCCGAGTCCAACCTTTTTGCCGTTGATGTCGGTCAGGTTGTACATGATATTGGCGCTGGCCACGCTGTCAGCATATGCGGCGTTTGTGGCGACCCTGTACACGTTCTGATCGTCCGCGAAGTCGGCGAACCGTTTAATGCCGTGGTTGCTGTCAACGTTGGCTTGATATACCGCGTCTGCCTTTTCACCCGCTTTTTCGCCGAGCGTACGGAAATCGCGAGTGTCACCCGGCATGTTGACCGCGGCGCTGGACCGTGCCGAGAGATCTGCGGACAGGTAATTGTTAACCTCGTCTGCCAACCCATCAAGGAGCATCAATTCCTCGTTCAACAGCTTCTGCGTAAACCACGGATAAAACAGTGGATAATCTTCCTCGGCCTTCGCTTTGTCGCTCAGATACCGGCTGACAAACTCGGCAACACCTTCACCGGGTAGCTGCTCGTCCGTATACCGGTCCTTTGTATCCTGCGGCAGATTGCCGGTTATCTCCGTCAGAACCGCGTCTGACGCATCGGACAGACCGTACAACTCATCAAAATGATGTCCCAGTTCATGTGTCACGGTCAACAGGTCGTTGGCAATGCGCGTCCTGATCGTGCCGGGCTTCTCCAGATACACACCGGCGGCACCCTGTTTACGGATATTGCCGGTTGTTATGGATATCCCGAAGTCGTGCCTGATCTTATTTATCATGTTCGCAAGGCTCATGACGTTTCGGACGGCGGCCGGCGTAGTGTTTTGCGGGACGTCCCATTCGGAGGATGTTAGGGCGTACTTGACACCATCACCGGATTGTGATACATTTTCGTTGGAAGCTGTACTACTAAGCGCTTCGGGCGTATGCGAGAAGGGGGAAACCCCACTTGGCGTAGTAGCAAGGCTTCCTTTATTCTTACCTGCATACATTGTTTGAACCGTCAAGTCGTGCGTTTGAATAGATGCGTGTGCCACCGCCACGGTCTTACCGTTTAGCACCTTCTTGAAAAGAAGCGTCGGTTTTCCATCGTATAGTTTGTTGGACAACTCGATACTGTCAGGGTTGACAACAATCTCCGGGATGGAGATAAAATCATCGCGGTTGATCGCTCTCTGTCCGTGTTTCGCTTCTTTTAATTCGTCGCCATGGTCGCGGAGTATCTTCCTGATTTCATCTGCCCGCAGTACCAAGTTGTATTCCGAAATATCGATACCAGTTTCCGACTTAACCCGCATAGACAGCGCATCTGGTATCATGCCGAAATACATCTTTCTTTGATAACTACCATCTGAAATGGCTGTTTCTATGAAGTCCTCTAACTGTGCGCGGTTTTCGTAAAGGATGATCTTCTTGCTTCCTTGCCAATTTGTTTTTTGATGTTCTGAATACTCCTTGAGCTTAACCGGCGTCGCGTTTTGCGCGGCTGCCGGTAATATTTTTGCCCGGACACCATCCTCATCGTCGGCCCGAGTCCCCTTAACCAACTCGACAATCGGGTTGTTGTCCATGATCCGCTTAATGATCTGGACGCCCTGGCTGTTGGTCGGGATAAAATATCGGAATGTATAGTTGATCTTTTCAGATATAACCCCAGGGAAACGGGCATAAAACCATATGTTATTACCGACAATCTCAATGCGGTTTTCTCCGCTGACGCGCCGCCGGACAAGCTTCTGCTTATCGGCTTCAAGCACCGCTTCATACCCATCGCCGAGAATCTTGGCGTGGACATCCTCCGGCGTATACACTTCCTTCGTCCGGCCCACTCCGAACACCTTGAGAACGCTGTCAATCTGATCGTTTTTGATGAGGCGGCCAAGATACTGCCGCCCGTCGCTGGTGATGACGCGCATTACCCGGGTGTTTTCTGTCGGCAGCCGGTTCCATATAGGAAGGAGCGTGCCGGTCAGAAGGTGAAGCGTCTGCTCCGTGAATTCCGGCGCCTTTGCGGTCTGCTCGTTCCATGCAGACATCCACTCTTTTTTCGGGATCGGAGTGGTTTTCTCGTCCAGCGTCTTCTTCACATACACCGATTTTGTTGTCAGCACCGGCGACTGAAGCCGGTATTGCTCGACTATCTCGCCTGTATTTTCGGTTTTGTTGGCCATCTGGTAGACGGCTCGGACCTCGCCGCTTTCCATCCTTACTAACCCTTTGAAATTCGGAAGGTAGTCCTCAATTTGCTTATATGACATAATCTGCGGCTTGCGGAAGGCGGTCATCTGCACATATTTCGTTTCGGCACCGCCGTCATACTTGCGGACGGTTAGTTCGTCCTTGACTTCAATTTTATCGGCAACGACATTCTCAAGCCCCATGTCGACGGTACCCGCTTCGATTGCCCGGTCAAGCGACGTTTCAAACGCCGTGAAAAAGCCGTTGAAAATACTGTTCTGCTCGTCAATTTCCAGCGAAAGGATACGATTGAGGAACAGGCCCATATCTCGGATGGTGTTTTCGTCGGGCTTCCATATGCCGTACTGGTCGTACATTTTGTCGTAAAGACCCATCTTAATGAGCGAATCCACCGGGACACTCCGATAGTACTTTGCCAGCGCGTCCTTTGCGATATCGCTTTCGAGATTGTCCTTCTGCGAAAACACGCCGCTACCGGCTTGCCTCTGGCCCTTTGTCAACGCGCCGAGTTGGTCAAGCCTGCGTGCGATAGTCGATGTAAAACGCTTCTGCCCCATGATGTCCGTTGTGACAAGACGGAATGTCGGCGCTGACACTTGGTTGCTCCTGTGCGTCCGGCCAAAGCCCTGTGTGGCGCTGGAGGCGTTCCAACCCGGCTGTAGGAGGTAATGTATGCGCTTCTGCTGATTCTTCGCCCGGCGGTCAGCGTGGTAGCTCTTGCCGGTACCGCCAGCGTCGGAGAATACAAGGATTCGCTTCTTACCGTCCTGGAACAACTGCGCGTCGGCAAGGGCCATGTGCGTTGTGCGCGGCTCGATGACGCGGCGCATCTGTCCGTCATCGTCCTTTTTCTGGACGATGCGGCGCGTCCGGCCTGTGACTTCAGCAACCTGGTCGGCCCCGAATGTATCAATGAGCAATTCCAGGGGGCCGTCGGGTACTTTCATTTGGTCAAGTTCGGCGACAAGTTCATCGCGGATCCGCACAGCCTCCCGGCTTATCACCGGCTTACCCTCTCCGTCAGTGACGAGTCTGGACAGTGTATTGCCTTTTTCGTCCTGGTATTCCTCATACTCATAAATCGGGAAGCTCTTTTCAAGATACTGCTTCAAAGTGTCGGAAGGCGTCAGGTCAATATCGTCAAGGCTTTGGTTTTCATCCATCTCGTCAATACGACGCTCCATGGCTGCTTGGTTCGTGTTGACGAGCTGAATAACGATTGAATTACCTTTGTCCAGTTCCTTCTTAATATCAGAAATAACGGAGGGCATGGACATCGACGTGATGATCTGGTTATAGAACCGCTGCATTGCTCCGTAGAATTGACTTCTGGCGAACGATTTCGCCATGCTGTTCTTGTTGGCATTGGTTGTTTCCAGCACGCTGTTGATATTCTGTAGAACCTTCTGCCACGCCCGGGACATCGTGTTATAGATCTCATTCTGCACCGGCGTCAGCGCGTGCGTGATGGTATCATACGAAACATCGTCATATGAAATGCTCCGGGCCATGTAAACGCCCATTGCCTTCATGTCCCGCGCCACCAGTTCCATAGCGGCCAGGCCGCCGGCGCTGATTTTTTCGATGAAGTCGTTGACGCTGTTGAAAGCTGTCCCCTCGCCCCACAGACCGAGCCGGGTCAGGTATGCATAGTCGGATATTTTCGTCGCGCCCGTTGCGGACGCGTACACGATTCGGGCTTGAGGGAAAGCCTCCTGCAGCTTGATACCGGCCAGAGCCATCTGCGCCGCCTTCTGCTTGCCCCGCTTACCCTCGGATGCAATCGAGTTTGCCATGTTGTGAGCTTCGTCAAAGACAATCACGCCGTCGAAGTCTTTCCCGAGCCATTCCTCAATCTGTTTGATTCTGGAGCCGTCGGCTTTCTCGGTCTTGATTGTGCCGAAGGTGGAGAACAAAATGCCACGCTCGGCGGATATCTTCTGGTTGAGCTTCACTTTGCCCAGCTCAACGATATCGTCCTTTTTGCCGCCAATGTCCAACCAGTCACGCCGGGCATCCTCTGTCAGGCTATTATTTTTGCTTATCCAGACGGCTTTTGTCCGCCCCTGCCGCATGTTGTCCAGAATTATACCGGCAATCTGGCGCCCTTTTCCGACGCCGGTGCCGTCGCCGATGAAATACCCGCGGCGTGTGCCGTTTTTCAGCATCTGAGCATGGCTTTGCCCCGCATAAACGATATTTTCAATCTGAGCTATCGAGAGAGCTCCGCTTGAAATAAGGCTCTGCGGGAGGTTCGGCGTATAGGTAATATCAGGTGGATCGACGGCGGCCATTGCCGCGCTCTCGACCAGCTTTGCAGGATGCGCTTTGGCACCCTTTACAGACAGCTTTTTCGGCGCGTATTCGGAATATACGTTATCGGCGTTTTCAATCAGTTTTTGAGTGTCGGCTATTCTCTGGCTTCCGGGCTGCTTGGCGTCAAGTTGAATCCGTTGTCCTGCAGATTCGACTGCACTTCCTGCAGAAGAAGTAACAGCTTCGCTTCCCTGCTGGGTTCCTGTTGTATTAATGACAGAAGGTACTCGTCCGTTACCTCCACGTCCTGCGTCGATGTCAGTAGGTTGTATGCCTGTTCCGGGCTTAACTCCACGGACAGCGGCACCAGGAGATTTTGCGTTGTCAGGGCGGCTTCCAGGTTTATTGTCTGTTCTACCCGCAGGTTCAACGCTTCCTGAATCGCTTCTATCAGATACAGTTCCGTCCCGGACGGCTCCTGTATCAGCTGCCGGAGCGCCAGAGACAGCGGCGTTTTGTTCTGCTGAAGAACCTGCGCTATTTTCTGCTCTTGCCCGATCATTTCTGATTCCCTCCAATACTGTAGGTATCTGTGTAAGGTCGGTATATTCGCCGGTTATGGTCTTTTCAGTCGCACCGGTTTTATCAATCACCACAAGCTGAATGTCAAAATTCGTGCCGTATTTCTTATAGTTCTTTCCGTCAATGCGGACGTTCGCCCGGATGTTATATTTCTGCTTCAGATCGTTCCACCAGGATGAGAACGACGGCGAGTCGTCTGCCATGCCGCGCCCAACGATAGCGACAAGCCGCCCGTTCGGTTCAAGCCGATTAAGCGCCTGTTCGATATGCCGTTTCGCGTTGGCCGTGGCTTTCGTGGTCATCCGTCCGGCCGCAGACGAGAAAGGCGGGTTCATCAGCACGACGCTCGGCTTCACGTCGTCTGGTAGCAGGTTGTCAATCTGCTCGGCGTTGAAATTGAAAGTCCCAGTGAAACCCATGGACTTCAAGAACTCAAGACGGCGGGGTGACAATTCATTCGCATAAACCTTCGCGCCCCACGCCTTGGGGAATACAGCCAAGCCGCCAATACCGGCGCTCGGCTCCAGGACGGTATCGTTTGATGTGATACCGGCTGCCCAAGCCGCCAGATAAGCGATATTCGGAGGCGTGGAAAACTGCTGATATTCCTCCATCTCAGCGGTACGCTTCGTCTGCGTCGGGAGCGCGGCTAAAAGCTTCTCAAAGGCCGGGATTGCCGATCTGGCTGTTACCTTATCGCCGTTCATGGACTTCGCATACTTTTCGAGCCACTTGTTCACGGCCAACTCGACCGCATCATAAGCGTCCTTGACCGTATATTTCCCGGCAGCCATTGTCCCGCCATACGCTTTGTCGGCAATTTCGAACAGCCGTTCAGCGGTGAAGGTCTGGCCCTCGCTGACATATTTATATACAGAATTTGCAATCTGTTCGTGTACCGGCTTGCTTACGGTGCCATTATCTACCTTTTGTGCCGGAATTTCAATAGGGGCCTCAACCTTTTCCACAACCGGCTTGCTTTCTGTGGGTTTCTTCGCCGCATTCTCGGCTTGCATCTTTTTGACCGCCTCGGCCATGCCTTCATCGTATGCGGTCATCTGCGCGTCCGTGACTTCCTCATCCTGCTGCACGATAGAAGATAGAGGGACCATTGATTGACCGGCCTTACGGAAAATATCAACCTGCGCCTTTTCGATATAGGATGAATCCGGGACGGTGGGCGGCTGAATCGGCTCGGGCGGCTGGGCTTCTGCTGGTTGGACAGGCAGCGGCTCCGTCGGCTGCACCGCCGCTTCAACCATGGCGGCGAAGTCCGGTTCAGCGTCCGGATGTCTGTTGGCAAGTTCGGTCGCCAGATCTACGCGCGTTTTCGGCTGCGGCGCGAAGTTGAGCGCCGTCATGCCGCCGCCAATAAAGCCTCCAGAAAGGAAACCGCCAAAACCGGCTTGAAGCGGCTGCATGACGTATGTGTCGAGCATGGCCTTCCGATACGCTTCGTCGCGGGTCATGCCGTCTGCCTGATATGATGCCACAAGCTGATTAAATTGAGACTTTTCGCCGGTGATAATCTGGTCCGAAATGGAATTTGCGTAGGAGTTGACAATTTCCTCTATGCCTTCCATCCCGGCTTGTTTACCCACAGCCTTTAAGGCCTGCGCAAATGTTGTTACATCGGCGATCTTAAACAGCTCGTCCAGCGGGATCTTCTCTGTCAGCACTTCGATCACGCCGGCCGCCGTAGCACCAGCCATGGCTTCATGTGCCGGTACGCCGCGCTCCAGTGCGTCATAGGCATACTGATTCGCCGATGCCGTCCCCATAATGGCGAGGGCGCCGGTTGAGCCAAACGGCAGCGTGGCGGCGAATTGGCCGATTGACAAGCCTGTTTGTGCAAGCAGCTTGCCGAAAGGCGACTTGATATCTTCCGTCAGCGCCTCCGTCGTGTCGTTTACCATCCGTGTGGGTGCGTTCGCCATATTATAAAGGTTGATAGGCTCGTATTCGCCCGAGCCAAGCTGATTCTTGAGGTTCTGCGCGGTGTTCGATACAAACCCCGCACCCTGGCCGAGCGATGCCGTGATGTTCATCAAGGTGCCGGTGACAGGGTGTTCTTTCGTGAAGTCCTGCGTGAAGTCGGATTGCTCACCGGCATACCTTTTCTGCAGGTCACGCTGAATCGCGTCGTAATATTGCTGGGCTGTCTCATCGTCACCGATGGACAGATAATACAGCAGCGTTTCTTTTTCCTGATTGGTCATAGTGGAAGCTTCGCCGTATCGCTGCATGTCGGCGGCATCACCGAATACGGACGGCACTTCCCACAAACCCGTACCGGCGGTCCCGCGCCGCTTGGCATTATCCATCAGCGCCTTGTCCGTTTCGGCCTTATACTCGGCATCGGTCAGGTATTTCGCTATACCATAAATACCGCGGGTGTCGGTGATTGACTTGCCGTCAAACGTGCCGCTCCCGGCTGCGCTCTCAATACTCCGCATTGTCGCCGCCCGGTTGGTGTTGTAGAGGTCGGTGCCGTACATATCAAGGTTATCCTGTAGCGCGTCAATCTTGAAGGTCAGATCAGAATATGCGTCCATCTGCGACGCGTCCGGCATTAACGGACCGCCCATGTCCTGCCGCTGACGGCGTAACTCGTCCAGGTCCGAACGGAGGGTGTTAACATACCCTTCTGTCGGACGATTGTAAAACCCTATATCGGTGGCGTTCTGCGGCTTGAACGCGGCCCGGTCAGCGGCAAGGGTCCGCTGCGCCTCCAACACCGCCGGATCAGCCGCGGCGTCCATTCTGGTGGTCATCCATTCCGGCGGCGTAAACGGCTTTACCGGACGTGCAGCGAAATCCGGGGTCGACTGAATACCCCGGTTCTTTTGTGCCCATGATGCGAAAGACTTCGGCTGCTCCCTCTGCGTCACGGACGTCTGCTGTCTATTTTTATTCTGCTCAGCTTTCCACTGTGCGAATGATTTTGCCATAATCGCCCTCCCTACTGTCCGCGAGCGAACTGTCTAAAGTCGGCAAGGTATTCTTCGTATGAATCGTATGCTGCGGCAGCCGCCTCGTCCGGGTCGATGTCGCCGAGCATGCCGCCGAATTTGCCGCCATGGGAACCGGCCCACACCTTTATTGACTCCCACTGTTTCTTCGTGAGCGCCCCATTCGGCACTGTGTCACGCTGGGTTTCATATTCGTACCACAGCTCGTCCGTTTCGCTATCAGAAAGACCGGACTGCTGATAGAGGTATTCTTTCGCCCGGGCATCGTTGCCGTAACTGAGCATCTTATCTATGATACCCATGTCCTCGTCGCCGCCGTTGCCGCCGGTGTACGGAGCGCCATAGTAATACTCATACGCGGCCAGCACATCACTGGTGACCGTCCCTGCCTTGATAGCTGCGTTCACCTGTGCGGCTGTCAACCTCGGCTTGCCGCCGCCCCCACCGCCAGAACTGCCAGTGTTCGACCGGTTACGCGCGTCGATGTCGGCCTTCATGCCAGACTGTACCATCGCGGCGTATTGGTCGGCCTGCTCCTGGGTGATGCCGAGATACCCGGCAATTTCGGTCGTTGAGAAGCCCATCGACAACAGCGTCTGCGCCTTCGTGAAGTTGGCGTCGTTCCGCGTGTCTCCGTACTGCGTATTCCAACGCTCGTCCTCAACACCCTGTCGCCCGAGCTCATTATTCCACTGCATATTCCACCGACTGTTTTCAAGATCACGCTGCTCCATGGTGTCGGCGTATTCCTGCTCGTACCGGGCATCACCGACGGTATCTCTGTACCGGCCATATGCGGTGGCGTCCTGATTCGTGTAAATACCCAGAAGGTTCATAATATCGTTCTTCCCGGCAGCATGCCGCTGTTCACCCTGGGCCAGCAGGTCAAGTTCCTTGTCGCCCAACTGCCCCATATAATAGTTATACGCATCGGCACCGGCAGAAGAAGCGTAGGAACTGGCAAGGCCGCCTGTACGCGCCGACACCTGCCCGATGGTGTCCTGCATGGAGCGCTGGCCCCGCTTCGTGTACTGCTCGGTGAACCCGGCCAGTTGCTTCTGGAACGTCGGGTCTGCCGCCGAATCGTAAGGGCCGTAATTCTTAAACTTATCAATGAGCGCCGCGATATCGGCAGCGTAGGGGCTTGTATAGCCTGCATTGGCCGGAGCGGAAGCGTTCCTGGCGTACAGTGTCTGGCCCTTCTCACTGCCGTCACCGTACATGTTCAAATAATCGGAATAGTTGTTTGTCTGCTCCTCGTCGCGCCCCTCACCTTTAATCTTCGCGTTACGCCGCTGCTCGTATTTTGCGGCGCCATATAAGTCGCCCTGTGACACGGCTGTGTCAATCAGCGACTGATAATCTGTGTCCTTATCATAATCGTCATCGCTGCTGTACCATGAATACCCCATTTTACGACCCTCCCCCGACCTGCGCCGTCAGTTTGTTAACCTGGTCTATAATGACCTGCAGCTTGAAATCAATTGCCTCCTGCATATACCGGACGTGATCAGCGATTTCCTTCGTGGACGCATTCGGCGGCAGCTTCTTTTTGAACACAACCTTACTGATATCCTCGGCCATTACAACCCACTCCCTACGGCAAATTCGCGCTCGATTGCTTTTATAGTACAAGGGCCGTCACCGGACAGCCGGATCTTCAACTCATCGCACCGGTACGGCGACAGAGGCACCGTCAGCGTCCGCCGGCGGGTGTTGTGCGTCAGGTAGACTTGGCGGTACAGTCCGCCGTCAACAGCAGCTTCGATCTTGAGGACAGCGCCGTCCCCTAACTCTGCCCGGACGTACAACCTGGAGTAGTCTTTTTTGTTCAGCGCGGATTCGTTAAACTCGACAAGTTCTGCCTCCCAGGGTATGGATTCGGTTGCAGCGGGAAGGTTTGCTATGCCGATTGCATTCGCGCCCAGGTCGAGATAGTACAGGAGTCCGTCCAGAAAGGCGAAGTCCGCAATGTGCATATTGTCCTCATGCAGCCATATACCGTGGCGCGTATCGAAGGTAAACAGGTGCCATACCGCATTGTTGTCGACCATTGATATGTAATATTTATTACCGTCCGTACCGGCGACTGCGTTCTGATACCGTACATTGCCGAGATTGTCGCTCATTTTGCGCGTCTGCCCACCGTAATAGACATAGATTCCGTCTCGGGCCTTGTAATACAGATTCCCCTTGATGACTGAGAGGCTCTTGCTGCTCCCCACCTGTACACCGGGCATCCCGTATGTGATATAGCCGTATTCCGACGGCATATCGCCTGTCACCCGATGAATGCAATCCTCCTTCACGAAAAGGAGCTCATCTCCGGTAGATACACACCCGGTAAAATTGCCCTTGGTGCCGACCGCCGCCTGGTAGCTGTCTGTGCTTAATTTGGAAAAGTCGTAAAACACAGAAGGTTCGCCCAGCGCCGAGCCGTAAATGATCTGCTCTTTCACGCCCCACAGCCGGTTATCGTGAGCGCAGATAAATTCCAGGTCCGGCACATACTTGCTTATAGTAATAGCCGCGGCTTCGGTCCCCGCGGTAAAAAGGTTTTCAGTGAATGTCAGGGTGTCATCCGTAACATTGGATAGCTTCGCAAAGGTATCGTTGCTGTCAACCGGGACGGCGATGTTGTTGACAGGAAGTGTCGCGCATCCCGATATAACGACCACATCGCCGGGTTTAAGGAAATCGAGGAAAGAGTTTGTTTCCGTATCGGTTACAACGTCGTATGTGAGGTTGACCGCTTGCGGATAAACATATGGCTCCGGTCCTTGGAAGAAAAGGCTTTGCCCCGTTGCTGGGTCTGGACCAATTGTGTTGTTCGGATATGCGTTTGATACCAATCCGTACCGGAAACCCATAAATGTTCCTATGTTGACACCGCCGCTGGGCGGCACCCACTCGTCGTAGTAATTCCAGTATCCGTCGCCGTACCATACCGTGTATGTAAATGCAGCCCATCGGTAGTTCGACTCTGCGGTGAGGTCTCTCGCTGTTATTTCGAAATACTTTCCATCGGTATTATCATCAGGGTAAGTTCCTTCGGCTTTGTACCCAAGTACATAAGCGCCGCTGCTTTCCACTTTCGTGGGGATTATGATGTCACCAACTGAAACGTCAGTTACCTGCTTTTCTGTCTGTCCGGTCTTCGTCCACCCGGTTCCCGGCGACCATGAAACGGCGGTATACACCCTCACCAGCGGGATGTTGTCGGTTTCGTAAACGATCTGCGTCGTTTCGCTGCTGGTGCTGTCCGATATGTCCGCCTGCAGCGTGTTTTGTGTGAATACCACGCTGTTTTCGTCCGTTGCCACCGATGCGGCCAGCGGCTTAAACTCGTTCGTGGTCAGGTCGAGATACATTTTGTCAGGCCACACGACCAGCTTGGTGTTTACAGTTGCGAATTGCTTCTCGCCTGGGGTCACGGTCCCGACCTTCACGCCCTTGTAATAAAGGTCCGTCCCGGCGACATAGACGAGCTCGTTCCAATCGGATAGCGCCGTCAAGCCATTGATAACTTTGTGCGTCGCTCTCGGGCCGCGCGTGGACAAATACGGATACCTGTCACCGGTCAGATTCTTCGCAGACCGCAGTTCGCCCACCTTGGCCGCATCGGTCACGTTGATGCCGCCAAAGACGAGCGTTTGACTATCCCGCTTCTTCTTCCCGCCCTTGATATAAGCCAGTTCCATATCGCATCACCACAGATTCTTGATTGAATTCGGCTGCGCGGGGCTGTGCGTCCGGTTGTAATAGCTCGCATACGCCTTGAATTGATCGTTGAAAGTTTGCCCCAATGCATTGTATTCGTCATAGTCCTTCTGATACAAGGCAATTTGAGCCATGACGTAAATCTGGTAAATGTCATCGTAAGGAGACGGAACGAGAAGTTCCGTCTCCTGATCTGCAGGGTACTCCGGTGCGGCATAATCCGTCGCCTTGACAACCTCGGCGTTGACTCGGCCATCAACAGCGATTACCCATTCTGCCTTACGGTCGGGTGTAAAGGCGTTGGGACGGAGATCGTCCGCTATTTCAAGTGCTTTATTGATGGTCATAATGCGTCCTCCTTACATCGCAACTGTGCGTGATACCTCGTTCCACGTTGTGCCGTCGTATATGAACTCCACAACGAACTTCTTTGCATCAGCCGTCCCGGTTGCCAGGGTGCCGGCTGTCTTGAAATCTGTCCCCCAGGTCAAGGTGTACGATGTGGTACCAGACGTAGTAATGACAAACGCGCAGCGCTGCCCCAGCGTACCGCCGGTGGCATTGAACGTACAGTTTCCGGTCGGTGTGATTAACTTGATCCCGCCGTCCATTGTGGCCGTCATTGCGCCTGTTGTAGCCGGCAACGCAGTGCCTGCAGCGTAAATACCAAGTTCTTCTGGTGTCGGTTTGTTGCCTTCATGATAGATTTTGAATTCCTCATTCCAACCAAAAGGCTCCGTTTTTTGAGCAAACTTTAAAGCATCTGAAGCCGCGACATCTTCCCCAAAGTCGATTCTTATGTCGCGGTACAGGCCGTATCCCGTTCCCGGGTCTATTTTGTAAACTCGGAAATATGCTCTGTCCTGTATCGGAGTAACCGACAAATATGTATCATCAATGGTTGAGTCGAGCCGAAAAGCTCCCGGTATTGCCTCCGGGTTGCCGGATTCATTTAATCGTGTACCCTCATAGATACGAATTTCACCTTTCGGGTCTGCGATACCAGCGGCCAGCGCGTCAATCTGCGCCTGGAGCTGCTCGGCCTGTGTCGGTGTCGGTTCGGCAGGCCCCGCGGACGTATCGGCATACCCGGAAGCGTAGACCTTGAATGCCTTCTGCATGGTCAGCATGACGATGGACTCTTCCGTCCCGTTAAGCAGATACCCCTTG